TTTCTACGATGAAGAGGAAGGCCAGATTATTCTGGATTTCTTTTCGGTGTTGCGCCACAGCAAGGGAGAGTGGGCGGGGGAGCCCGTCATCCTGGAGCCCTGGCAACAGTTTATTTTTGCCGTGCCTTTCGGCTGGCAGCGATCCGAAGATTACACGCGCCGCTTCCGCACCGTCTATGACGAGGTGGCCCGGAAAAACGGGAAATCAACCATCACCTCCGGCACGGGCCTGTATGGCCTCACCACCGATGACGAGCCCGGCGCCGAAATCTATTGCGCGGCCACCAAAAAAGACCAGGCCCGGATTATCCATGCCGAAGCCGTCCGGATGCGCGACGCCTCGCCGGAGATCAGCGCCGAGGTGGGTTATGTCAAAGACAATCTGCATTTAATCGGCACCGCCAGCAAATTCGAACCGCTGTCTTCGGAGCACAAAACACAGGACGGTCTCAACCCGCATTACGGGTTGATCGATGAAGTCCACGCCCACAAGGACAACGGCGTCTACAACGTCATCGAGACCGGTATGGGGTCGCGCCGGCAGCCGCTGATGTGGGTGATCACCACCGCCGGCTTCAATAAAAAAGGTTTCGGGTATTCCCTGCATAACTATGCCCGAAAGATCCTGCAAAAATCGCTTACCAACGAATCGTTTTTCGCCATCATCTACAGCATCGATGCCGACGATGACTGGAGAGATCCCAAGGTTTTCATAAAAGCCAACCCCAACCTGGGCGTGTCCGTGAAGGAATCCTTCCTGATGGACATGCTGGTCAAGGCCCGCGAGATGCCGACCCAGGAGGTTGAGTTCAAGTGCAAGCACTTGAACCTCTGGACTGACGCGGAGATCCTCTGGCTGCCGATGGAAAAGTGGGAACAATGCGCCGGCGACGTGAACCTGGACGAGCTGGCCGGCGTCGAATGCTATGGCGGCCTTGACCTTGGGATTACGCGGGATGTTTCCGCCCTGGCGCTGGTATTCAAAACCGATCCCATCAAAATCTACGTGCGCTATTACGTGCCCGAAGACACGGTGGACGAGCGCACGAAAAAAGACAGCGTGCCCTACCGGCAGTGGGTTAATGAAGAGCGGATCATCGCCACACCGGGCAACGTGACCGACTACAACTACATCAAGCGGGATATCAAAGAGCTCTTCAAAAAATTCCGAATTAAAAACATCGCCTACGACCGGTTCTATGCCACCCAACTGGTGAACGATCTCACCGATGAGGGTGTGCCCATGACCGAGTTCGGCCAGGGCTATATTTCCATGAACACCCCCATGCGCGAGCTGGAGCGGCGGGTGCTCAGCGGCACGATTCACCATGGCGATGACCCGGTGCTGAAGTGGATGGCCAGCAACATCGTTGCCAAAATGGACGAGGCCGGCAACATCAAGCCGGACAAGAGAAAATCCCAGGAGAAAATTGACGGCATTGTTGCGGTGCTGATGGCCCTGGGTCTCCACATTGCGGATAAGGATGCCGCCAACGTTTACGAAGATCGCGGGTTTCTGGAGCTTTAATTTTGAGCACAGCATTTGACGCACTGCGGCTTGTGACGCCGTTGATGGAACAACGCGCCACGAAAGGGCCCAGCGCGCCGCCGCGTGATCCCGTGATCGCCGGTTGGTATGGCTACCCCAACACGGCGGCCGGAAAAAATGTGACGCCGGACACGGCCATGGGAATCGCGGCCGTCTTTTCATGCGTGACGGTGCTTTCGGAATCCATGGGCAGCGTCCCGCTGAACCTGTATAAATACCGCAAGGGTGGCGGGAAAGAGATCGACGACAACAACAGCCTTTACGGCCTGCTGCATGACCAGCCCAACGAATTCCAGACCAGCCAGCAATTCATCGAGATGCTGACGGGCCACGCCTGCCTGCGCGGCGCCGGTTACGCGGAAATCAGGAACCGGATCGACGGCATGGAGCTCATCCCCCTGCATCCGGATCTGGTGTTTCCCTACAAAAGCAAAACGCCCACCGGCAAAACCACCATTGCTTTTGAATATTTCGACCCGGAGCTGAACGGAAAGTCCAGGATCATCCTGCGCAACGAGATGCTTTATCTCTGGCGATTCGGCCTGGATCTCTTCACGCCGCTCAGCCCCATCACCATGCACCGCGAAGGCCTGGCACTCACAATGGCGCTGCAGGAACATGGCTCCCGCCTGTTTTCAAACGGCGTCCAGGCCGGCGGCGTATTGCAAACCGCCCAGGCTTTCAAAAACGCCGAAGCCATCGAACGGCTGCGGGATCAATTCGCCAAGCGCTATGCCGGCCTGGCTAACGCGCACAAGCCCCTGATTTTAGAGCAGGGCATGGAATGGAAGAGCATCGGCATGAACATGGGAGACGCCCAGTTTTTGGAAAGCCGGGCATTCCAGCGCAGCGAGATTGCCGGGATTTTCCGCGTGCCGGCGCACTTCATCAACGATCTCGAGCACGCCACTTTCAGCAACATCCACCACCTGGATCTCGCATTCGTGAAATGGGGCTTGCTGCCCTGGGTGCGGCGCTGGGAGCAGGCCATCCAACGCGATCTGGTGGTGAACAAAAAGAAAAACTTCGCGCGCTTCAACCTGAACGGGCTTTTGCGCGGCGATTCGGCAACACGCAAGGATTTTTATTCGGCCATGCGCCAGTGGGGAATCTTCAGCGCCAACGATGTACGCGAGCTGGAGGATCTCAACCCCATCGAGGGCGGCGATGTGTATCTCTCGCCATCAAATATGCTGCCCGCCGACATGCTGGGCAAAACGCCCGCGCCGAAAGACCCCGACGATCCGCCGGCTGAAGACAAGCCCAAAGAAGAGGACAAGGAATAAATGGACATCGAACGCCGCAGTTTTGTGCTGGAAAAAATTGAAATCAGGGACGATGAAACGGACGAAAAAGGCGAAAAAATGCCCAAAATTACCGGGCATGCGGCCGTTTTTGGTAAAAAAACCCGGCTTTTCGGCAGTTATTTTGAGCAAATTTCAAAGGGGGCCTTCAAAGAAGCGCTGAAAAAAAGCGACGTGCGCGCGCTTTTCAACCATGACCCCAACTACGTGCTTGGCCGGAACATCAGCGGCACGCTGACGCTGAAGGAAGACAGCGAAGGCCTGGCTGTGGAAATTGACCCGCCGGATACCGATTATGCGCGCAATCTGGTGACGCTGATGCGCCGCGGGGATGTCACGCAAATGAGTTTCGCCTTTTCCATGGGCGAAGGCAGCAAGGAAATCTACGAAGAGGATGATGACGGCAATGTCACGCGCACCATTGAGACAGTGGGCGCGCTGTATGACGTGAGCCCGGTTGTTTATCCGGCCTACCCTGACACGGATGTGAGCGTTGCCAAGCGGGGCCTTGAAATTTACCAGGCCAACCGCGAGGCGGCAGACAATACGCCCAATGAAGACGGGCTGTGGGAAATCGAATTGAAGCGCCAGCGCCTGCAGCTGGAAGACTAGCTTTATCAAGTGTTTTACAACGCGCCGTGAGATCCCGGCGCTCAACGGTGTGTTTTACAGAAATCGAAGGAGTTCACATTTATGTCGAAGGCATACATGCAAACATTGATCGACGAGCGCGTCGGCCTGAAAAAACAAAGCGAAGACATCCTGGACAAGGCGGAACAGGAAAAGCGGGGCCTGAACGAGGCCGACAAGGAAGCCCTCGGAAAAATCGACAAGCGCCGGGACGAGATCAAGGAAACCCTCAAGCGCCTGCAGGATGAAGCGGAAGAAGCCCGCATCATCGCCGAAGAGTTTGCCACTAAAGAGCAGACCATCCGCACCGCCAAACCGGGCACCATTGAAGAGCGCGTCAAGCTCGAAATGGAAGGCTTGATGCTCTTCCTGAAACACCGCGGCGACATTGCGGCCACCAACGCGGAATTCCGCGCGCTCCAGGCCAACAGCCCCACACTCGGCGGCTACCTGGTGCCGGAAAAATTCGTGAAGGAATTGCTCCAGGAAGTGGACAACCTGCTTTTCATCCGCCAGTTTGCGGAAAAGTTCACGCTGGGGCCCGGCGAAGGCCTGAGCCTGGGATATCCTTCCCTGGACAACGATCCGGATGATTTCGACTGGACGACCGAGCTGCAAACCGGCAGCGAAGACAGCACCATGTCATTCGGCAAACGCCAGCTGGTGGCACACCCCCTTGCCAAGCGCATCAAGGTTTCCAAAACCCTGATGCAGGCCGCCGCCATGGGCATTGACGCCATCGTGCGCCGGCGCCTGGCTTACAAGCTGGCCGTCACGCAGGAAAAAGCCTACCTGCTCGGCACCGGCGTACAGAGACCCCTGGGCCTCTACGTTGCCAGCAACGACGGCATCTCCACCACGCGCGACGTCTCCACGGATAACACCACAACGGCCATGACGCCTGACGGTTTGAAAAATGCGAAGTTCG